AAATTTCACAAGGAATGTGAAAAATGGCAATAACCTATTCATTAGCACCCATACCCAAATGGGTATTAATTAATAACGAAGGCACAGTGGCGGGCGGGGCTAAGCTCTATACCTATCGTTCATTAAATAAAATTCAGCAGAAAATAGTCTACCAAGATGCGGGGGGCCACATTCCTTGGACGAATCCTATTATATTTGATTTAAATGGCGTTCAAGGTCCATTTTATTGGTCGGTTGATAGTGCGGATTTAACTGACACATACTATCTTGAGGCTTATGATTCTGAAGATAATTTGCTTTGGACACTTGATGATTACTTTCCTCCAGGTTCTGGTGGCGGTGGGAACGTTACTACCTATGTTCCGCTCACTAACTATATTGCCAATAACCAGTTTATCGATCATATCGACGATACAGCCAACCCAGTTGGGGTCACTAATCTTGTTGTCGCTCCATCAAACCATAAGGGATTTACCCCGGCATTAATTAATCCAGTGGTTAGTACCTATGGAGTAGTTGGTCCTGATATACGCTTTATTAAAAATAATACGGCAGCTACCGATCAAATAACATTTCCCTTATTTCCACTGGCAAGCGCTCCATTGACTGGGGATGTTACGCCTGTTGATTATGTGCGATATGAATGCACTAACAGCCCAGTTGGTGAAACCTACAAAGCGTTCCAGTTTCCTATTACGCAAAAAATTAAGAATCTTTCTAATCAAGCAATGTCATTTAAACTGTGGGCGCGAGTCACGACCACTCCTGTGACATTAACTATCTATGTACTTCAATATTTTGGTTCAGGTACAGCTTCAAGTGCAGAAGTTAGAACATCGGTTGGCACATTGGCATTGACTACCACATGGACAAATACACCAATCTCATTAACGATACCAAATGTTGCTGGTAAATCAATTGGCACTCCTGGTCAACAAACTGATGATGATGCGCTTTACATACAAGTTGAAATGCCATTAGGCGTCCCTTGTGATGTGTTGTTCACTAAGCCTGCATTGTATCTAGGCACGATTGATCCGAGTCTTGAGTTTGATGATTACGATCAAATAAATTCCATAAATTCAACGCCACGTACAGGGGACATTAAAACAAGTATGCTATCTTCCGCGCCCAATGGCTGGGTTGCCATGAATGATGGCTCTATTGGTAATGTGGGTTCTGCAGCTACAACGAGGGCTAATGCGGATACATTCCAATTATATAAAACTATTTGGGATGGTGTGATTAATGCTTATGCTCCAGTTTCTACAGGACGAGGCGCGACCGCTGTTGCAGATTTCGTGGCAAATAAAACATTAACATTGCCGCGTTCATTAGGTCGTGCCATGGCAGGCGCCGGAGCAGGAGCAGGATTAACTCCTTACGTCTTAGGGCAAGATTTAGGTTCTGAGGTCATAACTATTAATGCAATGCCAAGCCATAATCATCCTGGAAGTACCTACGGAGCGACGACGATTAACCCGGGAGGTTCCGCATCTGGATTTGGCTCTTCATCCATCGCAACGCAAGAATTTGCTGTAAATGTCATGGCCCAAGGTGGAGGAACATTAAATGTTTCTGGTGGTGCTAATGGGAATATGCAACCTACCAGTCTCATGAACGTATTTATTAAATTATAAGGAGCAATAATGGCAGTTCAATTAGTCAATGTACCCGCACTTGATCCAAATGCCTACACAGGACCCACAAGAGTGATGGCAGGTGTGGCTCGTACTGGTGGCGTCACTACCGATACACTGTACGGTGCAAATGGTTCTGTAGAATTCGCACGCTGGCTGTATGCTGGCGTGACTGGTAATGTTTCATATCGAAAATGGGACGGAACCGATCAGACTCTAATCGGATTAGCGGCAGGTGTTTGGCATCCAATATTCTCCATCAGAGTGAATAGCGCGGACACCACAGCAACTAATCTGGTGTGGGGAAGTTAGCTAACTTCAAAAGGGAAAAAGTAATATTACTTATCAATTAAAAAGGAATTTAAAATGACTACAAGATTTTCACAAACCGTTTTCTCACCATGGTTAACGCCTGTGCGTTTGGTATCTACATCAAACATTTCAGGCACATATTACAATGGTCAAAACAATAACGGTGTGGGTGCGACGCTAACTGTTGCAGCCTCTTCATTAACTATTGATAGCGTGGTCGTGCAAGTTGGCGATCGCTTATTGCTTCAAACTCAAACCAATACTTACGAACAAGGTCTTTATGTGGTTAAGAGCATTGACACGACCGTTGTTTTACAACGGGCAGATGATCAACAAAGCATAGACCAATTAAAAGCAGGTGAGTATGTGTCTGTTGGGGCAGGTTCCGTAAATGCAGGTAATTTCTACACATTAGTAGAGCCATTACCACAATTTATTGGTGTTGATGAAATTGTATTTAATGCCGATCCTTCTGCGGGTGGTACTTCATTTTCAGGTGGTGCTTCCACTGCTAACACTTTGGCGGTATTTTCTGATACTGCAGGTAACCTCAAAGCGGCAAGTGCTGCATCAACCTTTGGTCAAGATTTAGCAGTTACTGGCGCATTTATAGCATCTGGTTCTATTACGTCTACCTCTGGAAATATTACCTCTGGACAATCTAATGATGCCGGTACATTTGTAGCCTTTCCTGCTACTGCGGCTAATGGAACTATGATCATTGCGGCAGGTAACGCTGGCGGTGCATTCAACACGACCATTACAAGTGGCACAATCGGTCAGTCAACTGTTTATACGGTTCCTGATATTGGAGCGTCCACAGGGGGCGTTGTTGTTTCAACGGCTGCGGTTAGGCTTAAATCAGTAGCAGGGGCCGCGGCTGGTGGTGGTTCTGCTGCTCAGTCTTTCACTGACGCTTTCTGTACTTCAGGAAGTGTTGTAATTGGTAATTGGGTAACTCAAGCCAATGCTGCATCTGTATTAAAAATTGTTCCTGGTAATGGATCTTTTGTAGTTACCAGTACTGCTGATGCGGGCGTTGGTACATTTAGCTACATTATCAATAAATAATGAGTAGGGGAGATTGATTTCTCCCCCTCTTTTAAAAGGACAAAAGATGCAAGGTGCTTATGGTGGACTGATATGTATTCTTATTTATGGTACTGGAGAAGTCACCGTTGAAGAGGAATTAGCGCTTCTTACACAAGATAATGTATTCATTCTTACGCAATCATCGGATTTAATTTTAGCCACGGAAGATGGATAAAATAGGGCATATTTACATAAGGGATCATAAAATGTCAGGCATTAAAATAAATTCATTACCAGCAGCCCCATCTGCACAGTTAGCCGATGTATTTCCTGCCGATCAATTACCTGGTCCTGTCACACGAAAAATACAATTACAGCAAGTGCTAAATTTATTTGGTACAAATTTAGTTAAATCCATCACAGGAACTGCCAATCAAGTTATTGCGTCATCTCCTAAAGGTGATGTTACCTTGAGTTTACCTCAGTCAATTGCCGTGACCAGCAGCCCTACATTCGCAAGCATTGCCCTTACAACCCAAGCAAATGCATTAAACATGAATAGTCATTTGATTAACAATGTAACTAATCCAGTTAGCGCACAAGATGCTGCCACTAAAAGTTATGTTGATAGTGCAATTGCAGGGGATGTGAATTCAATTATTGGCACAGCTAATCAAGTTATTGTATCCTCGCCTACTGGCAATGTGACCTTAAGTTTGCCACAAGCTATTGCCACTTCAAGTTCGCCTACTTTTTCCTCCATTACATCTACTAATGATAGTTTAATTCATGGTTTAACGGCTGGATTAGGAGGAGGAGCTGTTTCTACCAACGCAGCATTTGGCACATCTTCTTTGGCATTAAATACCTCAGGAGGCACGAACACATGCTTTGGATACCAAACCCTTCAGGGCTTAAGCGTGGGAAGTGCTAACACCGTTTTTGGCTCACAAGCCATGTCTTTAGCGGGTCCTGTGACGAACAATAACTGTACAGCGATTGGGAAAGGGGCTTTAGCTAGTGTCACTGGAAATACTGGGAGCACAGCTGTTGGAAACTCAAGTTTTCTCTCGCTTACCACAGGGGTTCAAAACACGGGACTCGGCGATCATACTGGAACAAATGGAGCCGGAGGCACTAATGTTGCGACAACCACTGGTTCTAGAAATACTTATTTAGGGTTTGTTGCAGGAGGAAACGATCCGGCTATTATTGGCACAATAGCCCTTGGTGCCCTAGCCGTATCTGATATAGCAACGGGAACCACCTCTGGAACCCATGGCCCTGGAATTGCGATTGGAAGCACTGGTAACCCCGTAGGCTTTCGAGGAGATGGCACAATTTACCCGGGAGTAGCTGCAAGTGGCGGGTACTGGCGACAAAAGGTAAATGGCGTCTATTACATGCTGCCATTGTTTCCTGATGGAGCAACCGCGACTTTAGCCACTACCGCAGGAACCGTAGCATCAGTAACGGGTACTACTAATAGAATTACGTCCACTGGGGGCACGACACCTGTCATTGATATTTCTGCAAGTTATGTAGGCCAATCGTCAATTACTACTTTGGGAACCATTGGAACAGGTGTATGGAATGGAACAGTAATTGGATTGGCGTATGGTGGGACTAATGCTAATTTAACGGCAAGTAATGGAGGTATATTTTATTCCACAGCCACTGCCAGCGCTATTCTTTCAGGAACTGCAACCGCGAGACAAATGTTACAATCAGGAGCAAGCACGACACCTGCCTGGTCTACAGCTACTTATCCTGCAACAACAACTATAAATCAGATCCTTTATAGCAGTGCTGCAAACACTATAAGTGAAATTACTACTGCAAATAGCGGGCTACTGGTGACATCAGCCGCAGGCGTGCCGAGTATTGGAAATGCGATTTTAGCTGATGTTACGATTAATGGAATAAAAGCCGGAAGAGGTGGTGGAAATATTTCTACTAATACTATTTTTGGGGTTACTGGCACATCTATTACTACCGGTACAAGCATAACAGCAATTGGCTCAGGTGCGCTTCAAACTAATACTACAGGTATACGAAATACATCCATTGGGCAACTTTCAGGAGCTAATATAACCACTGGAAATGATAATGTCTTCTTTGGTGCATCAGCAGGAGTCAATGCTGCAACATCGTTATCTGGTTATACAGCAATAGGTTCGCTAACAGGAACGGCTAATGCACCAGGTTCTTCTACCGTGACATCTATGGGCTACTGTACGTTTTTAGGATATGCCGCAAGCGCCAATGGTAATTCAGGTACAGGATGTATGTCGCTAGGTTCCGAAGCTGTTTCTGAAGTTTCAAACGGGGGGAATGGCCCAGGAATTGCGATTGGTAGTAACACTTATAAGGTAGGATTTACAAGTGGTGGCGTTCTTTATACAACAGCGGGCACAGGAGGTGCTGTCACTCTTCCGGCTGCCGCTGCCGGTTATTGGCGTATTAAGCTTAATGGAACGGTTTATAAAATACCTATCTATCCAGATGTTTAAAAATTAAAATACTACTATAAGGACTATAAAAGAATGGAAACATCAGCAATAGAAACAAGACTAGAATTATTACAAACAGAATTACATAAAGCGAATAGCAATGTAATTTCTTTGACAGAGCAGCTAGAAAAGGCACGCGCACAGTTTCACACTATCTCGGGCCATATTAACGAGTCAACGTATTATTTGAATCAAAACCAAATCAAAGAAGATGAAATAATTTTAACAAACGGACAGAAGAACAAGAAAAGTTCCAGTAATGCCGTTATTTAGAAAATATTTCGTAATTGGGCCGTTAAAAGGATTTTAAGGAGCATCGAAGATGGGGAAAAAGATAAGTGATTTGCCTAATATAGTAACGCCCGCATTAAGCGATGTTTTCCCTGTTATTCAGTCTGGTGTTACTTACAAAGAAACCATGGCCCAATTAAGTAGTTTGTTTGCTACTGGATTTTCAGTTAAGGCTAATACAACTGATATTTATGGTGGTGGTGGCACATCAAATGGATTCACTGCAACAGGAATAGATGCAACGAGTATTGTGACAGCAACTATTTTGACATCTGCTAATGCAGTGTCTATAGCTAAAGCCGTACCGAGCGCCAATACGTTGACCGTAACATTTACAGCCGATCCTGGTGCCGGAACCACGGTTAGTTGGATAGCTATAACACCCGATGTTTAATTTAATGCAGCATTATTGAAGTAATAAGTTCATAACCTCTACTTCTTCGTCGCTTCATCATTTTAGAGATAATTTTCTGAACTTCTTCTTCCGTATGGGCGAAGAGGATCTTCTTCCCGTCCCTATTTGAATTGCAGCCACCCCAAGAATGATTTAGAACAATTTCTTTTGAGTGATTCGTTTGGACTGATATTGTATAGAAACGCGCCTTTTTTTTATTTAACCATTGATAGATCTCTACCATAGCAATCTAACATCTCCTCTAGTGTTTCTTTGTTTTCGGTATATTCGTCTTCGTCCATGAAGAAAGCAGGGTCTTGCACATCCACTTCGTGACCCTCTACGTAGAATCTCAACTTTATAATTTCCAGGAGTAAAAGTTTGGCATATTACAAAATCAAGATCTTGAGTGCAAGTGAAATGTCAGTAAGAGAATCTAGTGAGTTTTCCGGAACCGGAATATTTTTCGTTTTACTTGATTTATTGTGCAAGCATTTTATAAATCGTTGCACGAGAGACGTTAAGCTTAAAAGCAATTTGCCGGATGCTTGTTCCTTTATCTTTAAGTTCTTTGGCATCAGAAGTAAGTTTTCGAGTTGTTATTGCCGGACGACCCAAATGCTTTCCGGCTTTCTTTGCCGCATCAATCCCTTCTCTTTGGCGAGCTTTAATCATAGTTCTTTCAAATTCAGCAAATGCGCCCATCATTTGCAAGGTTAGATTTGCCATTGGGTCTTTTGAGGAATTAAAAGTGAGATTCTCTTTAATGAATTTAACTGACACACCTTTATTAATTAATGAGTTAATTATTTCTTGCAGGTCCCGCAAGTTTCTTGCCAGTCTATCAATGCTGTCTATTACAAGTAGATCGCCTTCTCGCACATAGTCCATACATGCAGCAAGGTTTTTTCTATCCTTTGTGCTTCCGCTCATGATATCGACGAACTCCTTGTCTAATTTAATGTCTACTAATTGTCTTGCAACATTTTGGCTTGCTGATGAAACTCGAATGTACCCTACAACTTGATGTGTCATGCTAAATGTAAGTAATGAAGCGCAATAGGAACAATGAAAGAACCAATCACGATACCGATAAGCAAATTCAGCTTGTTATCCATATGGTCAAAACGCTTATCAATTCCCGTAAACTTTTCATCATGTTTCTTGTCATTAAGCTTGAATATTTCGGAATGAAGCCGAAGTTGTACTTCGTGTTCAATAAAGTTTTCTTCGGTCTTGCTTAGCTTTGTCATATTAGATCCCCCAGTGACGATAATTATAGCACCTTTGCATACAATGCTTAATAACGTGGGAGATTTAATTTATTACATGGGTTGATGGGTATGTTTTGCTATGTTGTCGTTGAGTATACCTTTGCGACATACTATTTCTACGTGCTACAAGAGGTAAGGCGTGAAATTTGATTTCACAATTCGTGAGTTATGTTTTCACAAAAGATGACAATATTTTTTTTTGGGAATAGAGACCATTAGTCCTCTGCGCATTTTTATTCTGAATTTGTTAAATTCATCCATATCCATGCATTCTGTTTCGCAGCCACATAATTGGCATTGAAATCTTTTGCCTCGGTCTAATATGCAAAACTCTTGGCATCCAAGGCAATAATATGGATTACAATCCTTAATTGAATCCAATATTTCTTTTTTATCTTCTTCTAATTGGAATGCGCCGCCCTGGTTAAAAAACTTTTGGATGTCATTCATCTTTTAGACCTCTTCCTTGATTAAAGATTTTTCTTGTTATGACGAATTATATATATAGACCATAACCTGAAACCCATATGCAAATTACCGGCGAGCAATTATTTTTCTTGGTTCAGGTTCTAAAGGATTCGCTAGATATCCAGATGGGTTATGACTGGAGTTTCAATTATAAACTTGAGCAGCGCAAACTGTTTTACAATAAATTTATACAATTACTTTTATCTCAGGACACCGTTAACATTGAACTAATGGATTTATCTAAGATAAAAAAACTAGAATAGAGTGCAGCATGGAACAAGTCACAGCCATACGAAAATACTTAATCCCATAGCAGTAATAAAAGTTTCAACTTCCGAATAATCATGATGCTGTGCATATATTGTAAGAGCCGCCATAAATCCAATAAACTTTAAACACCCGCGAATATCTATTTTCCCTTGTATCTTCATTTAAATCCTATGGCATTGGTGGGAAAGGCTTGTCTAGATAAACAATGTTTTCTACTGCTTTAAGTAGCCACTGATATTTAGATTCATCTTCATGACTTTTATGCTCCGTTTTTGTCACGAAAGATAACGAATATCCCAACAACAATAGAAGCCTCGAATTCATGTGTATTAGCTTATCTATTTCTTCTTCCTTCATCATCATATTTCCACCCAATCTTCTGCAACGAAAGAATCAAAACTTATTGCATAGGGGAAGCTATCCATTGAGGCAACCGCCAAGTCCTTTATTACAGGATCTAGATAAATATACATTTCAACCCAATCTTTTCTCGAAACTTTCGCTCCTCTTTGAAGGCAAGGAATAATATCACAAAATCTCATTTCTTCTTCTTTGTCATCAACAAGCCATCCATCTGAAATCATAATATCTTCATTATAAGAATAAGGCGTAAGCTTTGGCTGAAATGACCTTACATCGTTACCATCCATTAAGAAATAAACATTGTTTCCCCATAGATGCCTGGTCACTTTGGCACCATTCTTTAGCTTTTCCATTGCTTCACTGAATTTCATATGTTCTCCGTAATTTCAGGGCAATCAAACCAGACTTTAATCATCCCCATCCAGAATCCGCGACAACTCTTACATGTTCTGAGCGTATAGAACTTGTGTGGTATGTCTGCTTTTTCCCAATTACTAACATGACGAAATGGCATATTAAGCTCATCCATGTCATGTTTGCATGACATCCAAAGCGTATCCCTGTCTTTTCCTACTTCTTTACAACGTTGACACTCTTCACTCATATTTTAACCTCACCTTGCACGTCTTATTTAATAGATGACCATAAATAAATGATTTATCGGAAGGCCACGTTTTACGATCGTCTATATTATACGACCATAATGGTTCATGGGGCTTAATATCGCAAGCATCTAAATAATGAGTATTCTTAATAAGAAGCTTTTTAATCCTTGCATTCAAATCTATTTTCGATTCTATAGTTAAAGGATGAACCGCAGAAATTAATTTCTTGTCCTCTCCATAGGTTGGATTAGAATCCTGTAACATTTTGGCTATTCGTTGAACTTCGTCATAAATTTTTCGCCAATCTTTTATATCAAATTCCATTTTATTTATTCCTTAAAGCTGCCAATGAAATATAAAAAAGGTGACAATCGGCCGGAATTGAACCGGCTCATGCTGTTTTCGGCAGAGCATTAAAAACCCATGTCTTCTCACAAGCTTACTTTAATTGACTAGTATAATTTCAGCCTTGTCGCATATCGATCAATATGTATTCCTATACACGTCGCGATTGTCAAAATACTTAGAAATTTATGTCATCATCCTCAAAAAGATCATCTTCCTGATTGCTTACTAATGGCTTCTGGTCTTCTTTCTTAACATAATCTTCTACTTTATTTTTATCTGGGTACTTGCTCCCAACAGACTTACCGTTTAATTTATCTTGTGGAATTTCTTTGCCTTCTTCTACATTAATTTTTACTCGAACATGTGAGCCTACAACAGCTTGTGAGCAAAACTTTTGTGCTTCATATAAAGGGAGAATATCTGCGGAGTCTGCGCAATGGATTACCTTCCACATCATGGTCTTAGTGAACACCAAGAAATCTCTTACATCATGAGATTTCCCGTTTTCGTCATATACGGTTACCGTCATGTCCATCATGGGATTGCCACTGTTAGCTGACGTCTTGTCTTCTGATGCAGTAATTACCGCATCGTACTCTCCTTTTTTTAACAACTGAAATCGTTCCTGCATGGCTTCCTGCTCTGAATAAACTGTGTACTGAAATGACATAATAATTACTCTCCCTTTATTTTAGATGTTAAGTGGTCTATGCACTTCTCTATAGCTTCTTTGGGCATTTCTTCCCATCGTTCAGATCCAGATTTATCCAACCATTTCCGATAGATTTCTTCTGGTACCTTGATTAAATCAATCAAGCGCACAATCTCCTTTACCTGTTCATCGCTGGCAACCTCTTGGGCTACGGCGTCGCGCTCAAGAATTTCTTTGCCGTATTTCTTTGCTATTTCTGCATAAGAAAATGGAAAGTGTTCGGTGTCTGGGAAATTTTCTATACGAGATTTTTTCACTAACGCGACTCTATCTTTGCCGCGTTTTTGTATTTCAAATACCAGGTCAAATAAATAATCAAGCTTCTTGTAGCAATCAAACGTTTGTCCCAAGACCGATAGGTTTTGACCATATTCATTTTTAGCATGACTTGTAATGATCACATTCATGTCTAGACGCAATAGCAAATTTAGCAAATGTTTAATCTGTTTGTTCGCTTCTGAGTAATGCCGGCCAAAATCAGTACCATTTTTGATAGCTGACTTGTCCAGCAGGTCATTATATAGGGTGGTCAGTGGGTCGATGATGAGCGTTTTGTATTCATGCTTCTCTGTCAACAATGTTTTTACTTCGCTCATCAACTCATTAAAGTCTGATGTTTGAAATATAACGCCACCTGCTTTCTTTAATAGCTTGGTGTATTGATCATTCTCGGCGCCTTTTTCCGTATCGATTAAATAGGGCTTTGGGAACTGAATTGCTGCGATTGTTTTCCCGACCCCTGCAGAACCATAAAATAATGCCTTCAAACGCTTTTCAATTGCTTCTGGTGCTTTTGCTCGTAACGCCATTTTTACAACTCCTACTTTAGTTATGACCAGTTAAGGTCGTCTGAAATAAATCCCATATGCGCGCTTGCACAACGCATAAAGCATTTATCTGTTACCCTCATGACAATCTTCACATCTTGTCGTCCCGTCAGAATAATAATATCCCTTGGTAACAGTAGTAACATGGACTACTTCTTGGTTGCTGTTGGTGAAGAAGCACTCTTTAATGTCTTCTCCACAATCATCGCAAGAGGCTTCGACATAATAGTTAGGTGTTAGATAAGCCTGTCCTAAATTAAGGCGTTCTTTAGCCGTTACATAATCTTTCATTATTAAATTCATTTTGATTGCTCCATTAAAATTTCCCCCATACGACATCACCGTTTTCTTGGTCTTGCTGAGCGTAATAGCCTTCTTCATTCATTAGGTTTTGGTAATAGTCATTGCAAGCTTGACTAAGAACTTCTTGAAGGGATTTCTCGTAATATAGAATTATGTTTTTAAGCGTTACTTCAGCGAATGCTTCTCGTGTTTCATGACAATCCTCTTTTAGCATGGCAAGCAGGGCGCACAGGTAATCGCTATTGATAGATTCATCGGCACCATAGCAAGCGTATTCAATTTCGCGATCGATGGACTCAATGTAGAGCCTGGCGAGCTCGTTTTTCTCGTCATCAGGCAGGGTGTTGAGGGATAGGTTGTATTGGTCGCATTCGAATTTAGCGTACTGACACACTAATTCTTGTGCATAATCAGATAGATTTCTTTCATGACTCACGCGTGCCAATCCTTTGACATTCCTGATGGGTGCTCCTAGCCCGAATGGATCGTTTTTAATCTCTTCGGCGTTATTTCTGGGAATGGATAGTTCATAATCATTATGATTTTCGAGTATATCGTACTTGTATGCTTCTTTCATTTCTTTGCCTCATTGTTGTTCTGGTGAGGGTATTAAACACCAACCTTAAGGTTGTGTCAACCATAAAGTTGTACAAACTTAAGGATTAATTTTAAATGGCAATAAAAGGTTGTACAACAATAAGGTGTTATGGTATTTTTCACATAATTCAATAAAGAGAATATTTATGAAGATAATGGAAGCCGTTACAGAGTTTGGCAGTGGAAGGCAAGTGTGTCTTGCTCTAGGGATTTCTGATAGAAATTTTACTAAATGGAAAGGTAGAGGGTGGATACCCCAGGCACAACAATTACGTTTAGAAAAGATCACGAACGGCAAATTAAAAGCTGATGAATTTGGTCCGGACAGAAGGCCAGTAAATTTATCTAAATAAAACGAATTAAGGAAACAATAAAAACAACACGGAACACTATTAATAATTAATGAAGGTGTTCTATGGGAAAAGCATTATGTCTATTTTTAATTTGCGTTTTTATTTCATTTGCTGAAGAAAAAACCGGAGGAATTATTCATTATATTGAAGGGATTATTCCTTATATTCAAAAACATTTTGATTTTAAGTTTATTTGTTTTTATGCCGTTTCCTTTTGGTTTGTATCGTCAGTGGAAAGTATAAGAAGCTCTCTTAATGATTTGAATGATAAAGTTGATAATCTTGAAAATGCCATTAATCCAGGTGAAAAGTATTACGGACAGATAGAACTCTAAATCCCTAGGTATATTCCAGAGATTCT